CCGTTGGATACTATGGCACGTTTTATTGTTAGGGCGTTAAGTGTTCAAACTCATGTACTCACGGGTGGATCAGGTTCTTTTGGTTCTTCTGCTTTCCAGGTGTGGACTTTCTTAGTTAAGAATGTAGGTGGAACGATTACCGTTGTGGGGGGTTCTGAACAAACCGACTTCCAAGAAGCCGATGCAGATGCAGGAACACGCACGTTAGATATTGTCGGGGCAGCAGGTAAAGGAGGATTTGCAGGTAATAGGGGTGTAAATATAGAATGCACGGGTCCTGCTGATTCGCTTGTAGCATGGCACTTAGACTGCGAGGTAACGTATATGGACTTTGCGTTTACTAAGAGCTTAGACAATTTGATTTTAACCGAAGACCTAAATTATTTAATTACCGAAAACGGGTACTATTTAGAACAAGAATGAAACAATACATAGACAACGTAGGAAAGTCAATGCCCTACACTTTAAAACTCGCACAAGAAAAGGAAGTAATAGAAGATAACTACTCTTTAATCCTTTACGGGTATTATCAGTACACGGGATTGCGTGGTTTTTTTAAGAAGGTTAGACAAGGAATAAAAGCAAGGAACAATGGCTGAGAAAATAGAAGTAGGAGTAACAATAAAAGGAACTGAAAAGGTTTCATCTGATTTAACCAAGATAGATAACGCTACCGAAAATTTAGGTGAAAGCGTTAATATGGCTTCGGGTGCTTTAGATAGAATGACGGGAGGGGCTTTAACTGCCTTTTCAGGAATATCTAAGGGGGTAAAATCTGCTATCGTAGGCATGAAGACCTTTAGGGGTGTTATGATTTCTACGGGGATCGGTGCGTTAGTTGTAGCGGTTGGTTCTTTGGTTGCTTACTTTACCCAAACCCAAAAGGGTGCAGAGAAGTTAGAGATTGCTATGGCAGGGGTAAAGATAGCCTTTGCCAAATTAACGGATGTAGCATCCGATTTAGGTGAAAAGATTCTATGGGTATTTACCGAACCCGAACAAGCTATAAAGGATTTATGGGGTACGATTAAAACTTACTTCGTAGATAAGTTTAACGAGGTGATAAAGTCGGTGGGGTTATTGGGTTCTGCTTTTGTCAAGCTATTTAACCGCGACTTCTCAGGTGCGTTAGCAGATGCCACGCAAGGGGCGAAGGGTTTATTTATGGAACTCACACCACTTGGGGTAGCCATCGAAACGGTAGGTGCTATTGTCGAGAATGTTACCCCAGTACTTGGTGAATTAGTAGAAGAAATTAACGAGGCGGTTGATGCCGCAACCAAATTACAAAACCGTTCTATCCAGTTGCGTAAAGACCAAAGAAGTTTGGCATTAGCTTTTGCCGAAGGTAGAGCGCAAATAAAAGAGTACAACTTAATAGCAGAAGACACCAACCAAACTTTAGAAGATAGATTAGAAGCAGCACAAAAGGCTATTGATATTGAGAAGGGTTTAATGGCAGAACGCCAAAGGATAGCACAAGAAGAAGTTGACATTCAGAAAGCGAAAATGGCTCTAAGTGAAAACGTAGAAGCCGACCAACAAAAGCTCGTTGATTTAGAGGTTGCTCTAATAAATATCAGAACGGAATCGGCTGAGATGCAAACGACTTTGAATAACAAGTTAAACATTATACGCCAACAAACCGCAACAGAGAAAGCCGCAGAGATGAAAACCTTCTTGGATGGGTTGAACGAGATGGGTAAAGCGGAAGAAGAAGCAAAATCACAACGTCTAAAAGATTTACAAATAATAACAGACGCAGAAAAAGCTGCTGCAAAAGCGGTACGTGCTGCAAGACTTGGTGTAGTAGCGGCAGGATTTGACGCTCTAAAATCTATGGCAAAAACCGAAGAAGGACAAAAGAAGTTAGCGGTTTCACAAATCTTAGTCAATCAAGCTATCGCAATGTCAGAGGCACTTAGAGGCGCAACACAAGCAGCCGCAGGAACTGGTCCTGCCGCAGCCGTAGCTATGCCGATTTTTTATGCTCAGATGATAGGAATGGTGCTAAGTTCTTTTGCTCAGATAAAAGGTATAATGAACCAAGCAGGGGCATCATCGGGTGCAGTAGGTACATCATCGGGGGGAGGAGTTAGTGCAGGGATGCAATTAGGATTAACACCAAACATAGAGGGAGTAACCCAAATACAAGAACCCGTTGCACCCGTTAAAGCTTTTGTAGTTCAAAGTGAATTAGCTGACGAAACTGCTTTAGTTGCTCAGTTAAAGGCGATGGCATCTTTATAAATAAACGCAAATAGAATTTACATTTTTACCATTATGAGAAAACAAGTAGAGTTATTAATTGAAGATGATGAGATGAACTTTATCTCTGCGGTGAGTTTAGTCCGTTTTCCTGCTATAGAACAAAATTGGGTGTACCTAAGTGCTACCCAAGACAAGAAGATGCAGTTTGCTACCGATGATGAAAAGCGGATGCTTATAGGTCCTGCATTGATCCCTGATAAATTGATTATGCGGTTAGACGAAGATGATGAAGAATACGATGTGTTCTTTTCAAAGGAAACGGTACGCCATGCGATGGAATTATTTATGCAAGAAGCACGAACCAACGAAAGCACCTTAGAACACCAATCTAAAATAGACGGGGTAACGGTAGTAGAATCTTGGTTGATAGAAGACAAGAAGAAAGATAAGGCTGCTTTATATGGTTTTGAACTTCCTATCGGTACATGGATGCTATCCGTAAAAGTAAACAACGCTGATATTTGGGATAAAGTAAAAGCAAAGGACGTTCGCGGTTTTTCGGTGGAAGGATATTTTACTGATAGGTTGGTTGAGATGATGAAAGGGAAGCTATGTAAAAACTGCCCTGAAGATAAAGAGATTTTAGAAAAGCTAAAAGCCATCATTTTAGACGAGTTAAAGCCCAGTTCTTTCCTTAATGACAAACCCTTATTTGATAGCAAAAGAACGGCTGAATTATGGGGTCAGATGTTCCATGATGTATCGGGATTTGAAGAAGTTAAGTTAAACGGTCAAACTCTCTACACCGCTAACTATCGCTTAGAATCTTACGACTGGGATACTTGTGTAAGGGAACAAACTGCGGAGTATGGATCTAAAGAAATAGCGGAGAAGGTATGCGGAACGATACGTGCTAAATATGGATAAAATAAACGTAATTGAAATAACTGTTTTTAACCTTGTAAAGCTATACTTAAAATGAATACAATTCAAAAAATCCGTGAGATTATGGGATTACCAAAAACCAATCTCTACGCCGAAGTCAAAATAGACGATGGGCGTGTACTTGTAACCGAAGCCGATGCCTTTGAGCCTGGCGTAGATGTTCGTGTAATTGACGATAGCGGTAGTACCGTTGAACTCGATGCAGGAACTTACACTTTAGAAGATGGTCGCAAGGTTATCGTAAACGAAGATTCTCGTATGGAATCTTTCGAGGTAGAAGAAGAAGAAGAAATTGAAGTGGAGGTAGAATTGGAAACGATCCCCGAAGCAGAAGAAGAAGGATACCGCGATGGAATAGACGATGAAAAGGAAGACGTTCGTGAAGATATGGATTACGATAAAGTGCGTGATGTACTTGCTGACCGTTTCCCTGACCTTGACGAATCGGTAAGGGATGCTATCGCACAAGTTGTTTCTGATATTTACGCACCCGAAGTAGAGGTGGAATTGGAAGCGGAAACAAAAGAAGATTTAAGCGAACTTTTAGAAGAAGCGTTCGCATCAATAAGCAAAAGACTTGAAGCATTAGAAAACGTACCTGCGGAATCAGGCGTTAATGTTTCACCAACTAACCTTTCTGCAAAGCACACACAGAAAGACTTAACTAAATTATCAGGAGTAGACCGTGCGCTACACATTATTCAAAATTCTCATCGATGAATTTATCATTAAACAAGAAGTATAACTTCGATATTGACGCAACTGTCAATACTTATGCAGGGGAGTTAGCCCTTCCTTATGTAACTGCTGCACTTCTCGGTGCAGAAACAATCGCTAAAGGGCGTTGCCGCTTTTTAGAAGGTATCGTAGGTGATACCGTAATTTCAGGACTTGCAACAACGGACACTATCCAAGCGGCTAATTGTAGCTTCGCAGACGGTTCTAACGTAGCACTTACTGAGCAGGTTTTATCTCCATCAGACTTAGCGGTTATGGAGGAAATTTGTAGAGGTACTATGTACCCTACATGGATTGCTGCTAACGGAAGAATGGAGCGTAACGGACAACTACCCGTAGCGTGGTCTGACTTCCTTTTAGGTGCGGTTGCTGAAAGAACTGGTTCTAACTTAGAGTCTATAATTTGGTCGGGTGCTGCTCCTTTTGGAACGGGTTTCCTTTCTAACAATGGAACTATAAACGAAGCTGGTATTGATGCTTCTGCTTGTGCTGACTTCGTGGAAGCAGATACGGCAGGAACCCCGTGGGATAATACAAATATTCTTGCTACCCTTAGCACTATTTTTGACGCTGCTGCGGGTATTCCTGGAATCCTTCAGAAGCCAGGTTGTGGATTCTATGTTTCATACGAAGCATATGCTTTCTTCTTACAAGCGTTAGCTGCTCAGAATACTGGACCAGGTTACAACCAGTCTTTAGAAGGTGCTAACTACTTAGGCTACCCAGTTTACCCAACAGCAGGTATCCCGAATACGGTTGATGTTTGCGTATTTACTTACCCTGATAACTTGGTTGTAGGTGCTAACAGCTACACGGCTGACATCTCTGCTCAACTAATCCCAACATACATGTATGATGGTTCAGACAACGTTCGCGCTTCTATGCGTTTCGCTGTTGGAGTTCAAACTGGCGTTGCAGGTGACGGGGTTGTAGGATTTAACTTTACTTAATACTTAAATAAAAATGGCTTGTAATATAACTGCCGCACGGGGTATAGATTGCCGTGACGCTATTGGTGGCTTAAAAGCTATTTATTTTTGTAGCTCTTATTGTTCTGATATTCTTGCAGAAGCAACCGTAACCGCATCTTCATACACTATAACTGACGCAGGTTTTGCGAATTGGGATATTGTAGATACAACGGTAACCGTTTTTAAATATGACCTTGTAACTGACCTATCAACTTTTAAATCTGCGGTAGAAGCAGATAAAGCTACGGGATCGGTTATGTGGAATCAGACTTTAGATGTAGTACTTCAAAAAGTTGTAGCTGCTGATTTATTCCAACTCGGACTAATTTCTAAGAACCGTGCGCAAATCTTTGTGCAAGATTCAAACGACAATGTCTACTTGATGGGTATAACTGACGGGTGTTATTTAACGGGTGGTGATTCTATCGCTACGGGTACAAATCGTTCTGATATGAATGGTTTGACGTTAAGTTTCACAGCTAAAGAACAAGCACCGTTGTACATACTTGCACCATCAGTAAGTGCGAGTGACGCTAAATTCCCATTTGACGGGTTAGCAGACGAAGCAGACTTAACTATTACGGCAGCCTAAAAGCTAACGTAACGAAACGAAACTGGGAGGGTGGCACAAGCCGTCCTCCCTTTTTTATTATAAACGGATTTTTACTTTCTATTCTTACCATTGATGCTACAAATAATATCCAACTCCAACGAAACTTCTACGGGTCCTGAATTGGTGCAGAATGGTAATTTCTCGCAGTTGGGTGCTGACTTAGTAGAGAACGGTTTATTTGATGAATTAGGTACGGATGTAATAACTAACGGAGGTTTTACTGGTGTAACTGAGTTAATTACAAACGGAGATTTTACAAATGGAGCGATTGGGTGGACTATTAGCGGTACTTGGGCTTTAGACGGGACGGCTGTAAGAGGTACTTCTGCGGGAGTTTTAACACAATTTTATCAGCTTGATGTATACACTCCTTCAAACAAAACTTATGTTGTTTCTTTTGAAATAATTAGTATTAGTGCGGGAGGTGTTACTATTGAGTTGAATTCAGCAGAGGTTTCCGAAGTGTTTACAACCATAGGAGTTAAGACCGTTAGTTTAGACTCTACTGGTGGTAATGGACATTTAACTATTAGAGGAGTTAATGGTAATCTTTTTAGTGGGGTTATAGACAACGTATCTGTCAAAGAAGAAGGTGAAGACTGGACAAATGGAACAGGGTGGTCATTTGGAGATAGCAAAGCTATAAGCACCCAAGCGTTAGGAAGTGAGGAAGTAACGAACGGAGATTTTAGTGCTACGGGAACGGATTTAATCGTAAACGGAATTTTTGATACAACCATTCCAATGAACTCTGCGGGTTCGGGGTGGTTCACTTCAACGACTGCTTTATTCTATAATGTCGGAGGGGTTGATGGTATGAAAGTACCAAGAACAACAAGTAATGCTTATGGTGTTGCATTAAAAGCAGATAACTCTAATTTACTTACTGCAAATACATCTTATAAAATATCGTATGAGGTTCTTGAAAATAACGGCTCAGGTGGTGTTTATATTTTAGCGGGGGCAGGAACTGCAGTTAATGGAGCTATCACAACGGGAGTTACTCACACAATCTACATAACATCAGGAGCTTCTAACTATCTAAGATTCTACAACCAAACGAATAACTCTGACTATACAATTACAAATGTAACGTGCGAAGAACTCGGACAAGATTGGACGCTTGTTGGTGTTAATGCAACTAACACAATTACTTTTGAAAGCGGAGGCGCAAGGGTTAATTCAGTTGATGCAAACATTTCATTACGTCAAAATGCTTTAGAAGTTGGGAAGTCTTATAAATTAACTTGTGATATTACCGAAACAATTGGCGCATTAGCTTTAGATGGTTCTGTTGGAGGAACTACAATGATTTTAGATGAGGGTTTTAATGAGGTATATTTTACTGCCTTAATTGAAACTTTAAAAATTAAAAGATACAGTGTTGTTTCAAATGTTTTAATTGATAACATCTCTGTTAAAGAGATAGCGACATCATACCTTACACAAGCTGTTTCTCTTTCCGCTAAAACGTGGAAGATAATTTACAGCGTATCGGATTACATAGCGGGTTCGGTAAGTGCTACGGATTATGGTGCGGTAACTACGGCAAACGCAGTCGGGATAACTGAGTACGTACAAATCGGAGTAGCTTCTGATTTTCGCATGGTAAATATAAACGGATACTTTGAAGGGGCGGTAACTGATATTTCAGCTCAACTTGTAGACCCGAACGGATATTGGACACTTGGAACTGGTTGGACATTTGGCGAAGACGTAGCTATCTCAGATGGTTCGGTAGGGTCTATAACTCAGTCAATACTTACCGCGGATGTTTTCTATAAGATTAGGATTAAAGTCACAGGCAATCCTACTTTATTAGTGTTTTCCTCAACTTCATTTTATGGGGATGAGGCAGCAAGGACATTAAAAAACGGAACACACAACTACTATTTACAAGCTAAAGTGGCGGCTTTTTCAATAACAAACGAAGGTGGCGATGCGTGTACTATTACAAACATATCAGTCGAACAAACTGACCCGAATAACTATTGGACTTTAGGTACGGGATGGTCGATAGGTACGGATAAAGCTATCTCTACCATTACGAGTTCAAATTCAGACATAACGCAAAGCATACTTACCGCAGGGAAAACATACCGCACGGTTTACGAAATCGTTGACTATGATGCGGGAACGGCTCAAGCCGTAGTAACAGGTTCTGCGGGTGCGGATGCCGTAGCTATAGAAACATACACCGAAGACTTAACTACAACGGGAACGGATTTCTCTATACGTAGTAAACTTGGAACTTTTGATGGGTCGGTTTCTTCGGTATCAGCAAAACTTTTAGGGTCATACGAAGACCAAAGTATTTACGTTACTGCCGCAGACGTTCAAACTCTTCCACAAGCGAGTGTGTATTACTTGGTAGAATTAACTTCTATGGCTTCGAAGAATAGCATATATTTCATTCCATCTTCGGTAGTACCCAATAATGGACGTTATA